AGCTACGATCACACGAACAGCATCCTCTCTCAGGTGCAGACCGACATCGACAAGAAGAATGGCATCAACCTCCGCCCCCGGGCAGCTGCGTTCCCTCTGGATCGTGTGACGCAGTTCAGCCATTCGCTTGTGGATCCGACTGTCGAGGACAGCGTTATAAAGCGCAGGGCAAGGAACGGCGGCACAAATATCTCCATGTCGCATCATGATGATTATATGGAGGCGAACGCTGAATTCCGCAGCAATGCAGGCCTGAAATGCTACATTACCCGTGAGACCGACGGTAAATGCTGTAAATGGTGTACTGCCATTGCAGGCCGCTACGTCTACGGAGAAGAACCACACGACGTTTACCGCAGGCATGACAACTGCGGCTGCTCCGTTATCTATGAGAACGGCAGGCAGAGACAGGATGTTTGGTCTAAGCGGACATGGGAGAAGCCTAAAGTCGGAGCCGGTGCTCCGCCGCCTACAAAGTTCTCTCCTGAGCAGGCGAGGGCAATGGAGCAGGAGAAACTGCGAAATATTCACGGTTTGTCTATTGACAATGGCGGAAGAAGTGGTATAATAAGAGAAAGCATTAAGCCAAATCCTATTACTGAAATCACAGATAAAGCTATTGAAAGCGTTCCTAAAGTCAATATATATGGTTATACCGATGAACAGTGTGCTATGATTCAAAAGCAGCATAAAGAACTGCTTGAATATTCTCGAAAGAACAATGAAAACAAAGAAGTTGCTTTTGTGTTTGATAGTTCATTGGAAAGCCGTAAAGAATTTATGGGGTCTGATGATAAGATAGACTTCGGCAGAAGCTTATATGGTAGTGATATAACTGTTCTGCACAATCATCCGAGAAATAGTAGCTATTCTGTTACTGATATTATTTTCTTTGGAGATAATTCTAATGTAAAAACGCTTACTATCGTCAAGAACAATGGTAAAGTTGAATATTTGACTAAAAGTGAAGAGTTTGACCCATCGGTGTTCAAATTGGAATATGATAGGCTTTACAGAAAAATCGTTAAAACAGGAACAGATTCAGAAAAAAATAAATTTGTTAAAACCCTTTTGAATAAATCAAAGTCAGGAGTGATTTGGAGTGAAAGAATTTAATATGACATTTGTTGACGGTTCGGCAGAAGAGCAGAATAAAGCGGTGGAGAATTATTTAAGCTCCATATCAGAAGAAGAACACAACAGAGCTATGTCTGATGAATTCGGATATTTAGACGAAGAATAATAACTAAACCGCCCATAACAAGGCGGTTTTCTTATACCCAAATAACAGCAAATATCAACAAATAACATCAAAACAGCATTTGCGACCGACATGAGTGTCGGCGGCAAGTGCTATTTTTATACCCAATTTCAAGGAGGTGGGAGCATGGCGAAGCCGAATCTTCGTCCCGATCACAACGGCACTCAGAGAGCGCAGTTTGAATCCAACAAGAAGAAAATATATGCCTCGCAGACGGTCTGCGGCATATGCGGAAAGCCTGTGGACTTCGGCCTGAAATTCCCACATCCGCTTTCGCCCTGCATAGATCACATCATCCCCGTTTCGAGAAACGGCCATCCCTCGGATATCAGCAATCTACAGCTTGCACATATGTGCTGCAACCGCCAGAAATCCGACAAGCTGACCCCGAAACAGGAATTCGCAAAGGAAACGGAAGTCGTATCGAACCGCCTGCTTCCTCAGACCTTTGACTGGAAGACACTTTGAGCGATAAGCGCCGTGGCAGGCAGGAACCGACAGTTTCGGTAGTTCTGCCCTATGCGGATTCTCTCGGCACGGAAGCTGTAGCGATCTACAACAGCTCCGACCGTAAAGCTCAGCCCTGGCAGGAACTGCTCCTCGAAGATATCATGGCGGTAAACGAGGACGGGCTGTGGGTGCATATGAAGTTCGGATGGAGCATACCCCGACGAAACGGAAAGTCTGAACTTCTCATCATGCGCTCGGAATATGCAGTTTCTCACGATGAACGTGTGCTGTACACTGCTCATCGAACCACAACATCACACAATGCGTGGGAAAAGGTCATTGAGAGACTCACAAAGGCCGGCTTCGTCGAGGGAGTGGACTTCAAGACTACCAAGCAGATGGGACTGGAGCATATCGAATGGCTGAAAGGCAACGGAGTTATAAACTTCCGTACCCGTTCCAGCAAAGGCGGTCTGGGTGAGGGCTACGATCTTCTCATCATCGACGAGGCGCAAGAGTACACGGCCGATCAGGAGAGCGCCCTCAAATACGTTGTCACTGACAGCAAGAATCCGCAGACGCTTATGTGTGGAACTCCGCCGACCGCTGTATCATCAGGCTCGGTGTTCCAGAAGTACCGGCAGAACACTCTCACGGGAAAGAACGAGGATTCAGGCTGGGCTGAATGGTCTATACCTGAGCTTACCAACGCTCATGATCCTGAGCTGTGGTATGAGACAAATCCGTCACTGGGTTACATCCTCAGCGAGCGTACCATCAGGGACGAGCTGGGAGACGATCAGGTAGATGATAACATTCAACGTCTCGGCCTGTGGCTGACATACTCGCAGAAATCAGCTATCAGCCGCAAGGAGTGGGACAGCTTCATGATCAAGGAGTCTCCTATGCTTGCCGACAGCAATATATTTTTCGGCATCAAATACGCAAAGGCCACTGAAAATGTATCAATGGCTGCTGCGGTAAAGACTGTGGATGGTAAGATCTTCATTGAGGCGATTGACTGCCGATCAGTCCGTGACGGCAACAGCTGGATGATCGCATTTCTGCGGAATCCTCATGCGGTGCAGGTAGTCATAGACGGTGCAGGCAATCAGGATATCCTGAAACAGGAAATGGAAGATGCAGATGTAAAATGTGCTGCGCTCCTTCCGAAGGTTGCTGATGTTGTGCAGTCCAATGCACTTTTTGAGAAGAACCTTTTTGAGGGCAATATCTGCCACCGGGGCCAGCCGGCACTTGCTCAGGCAGCGTCCAACTGCGAACACAGAGCCATCGGAAGCGGAGGCGGATACGGTTACACTTCCATTCTGAAAGGCGCTGATGTGTCACTTCTGGAAGCTGTATCACTTGCTCACTGGGCCTGTGCAAGTCATAAGGAAGTCAGGGAGCAGATAATTTATTACTGAGGAGGTAAACATGAACGATATCGAAAAGATCAACAAATTTACTCGCAGAGAATTCACGGAGGATGAGCTGTATATCTTCCCTGTGAAGCTGTGCGATAACGAGATTGACCGTGACGGAGAACGTTTTTCCGATGAAGCACTTGAAGATCTGAAAACACTTTACGTCGGAAAGACAGGCATCTTCGATCATGACCCCAGTGCAGGCAATCAGGAAGCGAGGGTATTCGATACAGAGGTAGTTTCCGAAAATGAAACAACTTCTGACGGCCGTCCATACAAATATCTGAGAGCCAAGGCATACATGGTGAGGACTGCTGCCAATCAGCCTCTTATCGACGAGATCGACGCAGGCATCAAAAAGGAAGTCAGCGTCGGCTGTTCTGCACGTAAAAAGATATGCTCTGTATGCGGTGCAAACGTCTTTGAACAGGGCTGCTCACACGTTAAGGGCAAGGAGTATGGCGGTAAGCTGTGCCATCATATCTTAGACGATATAAACGATGCCTATGAATGGAGCTTTGTTGCTGTACCTGCACAGATAAATGCAGGTGTTACAAAGAAATATATCCCGAAGGAGGAAAAATCAATGGATTTCACACCTATCAACACTCAGGAGGAACTGGATGCAGCAGTAAAAACTGCGGTAGATGCGGCAGTTGCCGAGACTGAAAAGAAGTTCAGCGGCTGGCTCTCTCCTGAATCAGCTGCTGCGCTCACCAAGGAGCGTGACGATCTCAGCGCTGAGAACAACGTCTGCAAGGCAAAGGTCATGAAGATGCAGATAGCCGCTGAAAACGGCATCCCTCTTGAGCTTGCTGAGAACATGGCAGGCGCTTCCGAGGAGGATATCCGTAAGGAAGCTGAGAAGTTTGCGAAATACTTCACTTCCAGAAAGGTACAGCCTACACCTAAGTCAACAGGCGATACACCTTTCGGAAACTCAAACGACAACGCTAAGCTTGAAATGCTTAGAGAACTCAGAAACAACTAAGGAGGAAAAACTCATGGGAACTACTACAACTACAGGTACACTTTTTAAGCCCGAACTTGTAACAGAGATGTTCAACAAGGTAAAGGGTCACTCCACACTTGCTAAGCTCTGTGGCGGCATTCCAATCCCGTTCGCAGGTACTGACACATTTGTATTCTCAATGGACGGTGAAGCTTCCATCGTAGGCGAGGGCGAAAACAAGCCTGCCGGTAATGCAGAATTCGGCACAGTTACTATCAAGCCTATCAAGTTTGTTTACCAGCACCGAGTTACTGATGAATTCGTTAAGATGGCTGAGGAGAAACAGCTTCCTTACCTTAATGCATTCAGCGATGGCTTTGCAAAGAAGATGGCAAGAGCGCTCGATATCGCAGCTATTCACGGCGTTAACCCTGCTGATAACGCTGCTTCAACAATCGTAGGTAATAACTGCTTTGATACTGCTGTAACATCGACTATCACATACAGCTCAGCTGCACCCGATGATAATATCGATTCAGCTGTTGCTCCTATCCAGGCAGCTGACGGTATCGTCACAGGTATTGCAATGGCTCCTGCATTCGGTTCAGCTCTTGGTGCTATGAAAACAACTGATTCAAACCTTCCGATCTATCCGGAATTCCGCTTCGGCGCAAATCCTGAGAATTTCGGCGGTATGGCTTGTGATATCAACAATACAGTTGCATTCGGCAACAGCCTTGACCGTGCAATTGTCGGTGACTTTGCAAATGCATTCCGTTGGGGTTATGCAGAGAATGTGACATTCAAGATTATTGAGTACGGTGATCCTGACGGTCTCGGCGATCTTCAGCGTAAGAACCAGATCGTGCTCAGAGCTGAGTGCTTCGTAGGCTGGGGCATCCTTGATGCAGCATCTTTCACACGTATCGTGGCAACAGCATGATCTACCGTAACAAGAAAAGCGGCGCTGTGATCGAGATACCCTCCGAGCTGATATCACCCGATTGGGAAGATATCAGTGGCACCGCCGTAACCAAGGAGGAAAAAGACAATGGGAACAGTGTACGCAAGCGTAAACGATCTGACAGCACTGGGGATAAGTCTGGCGGCACAGCAGCAGGAGTCAGCTGAGATACTTCTCAGTACAGCTTCGGCGAAATTAAGACTTGAAGCGAAGAAATACGGCGCAGATATCGATGCTCTTATAGCTGATGAAGAGTGTGGAGAAGATTATGCCCTGACAGTGAAAAATACTGTTGTACAGGCTGTAGTCAGGGCATTGAACAGCATATCCGATACAGATCCGGCTGTTACCCAGGCTTCACAGTCCGCTCTCGGCTACAGCGCATCGCTGACCTATCTCAATGCAGGACAGTCACTTTATTACCTTAAAAATGAACTGAAGGACTTAGGCCTTTTACGTCAGGTATACGGAGCTGTGGAGGTGTACGGCAATGCAGATGATTCATGGAACTGATATCCAGCTCGTAAGCGAAAGCGGAGCTGAAACCGTCAGTAACGTCCTTATAGGCGAACCTTCCGAGACTGAACTCATCGGGCATAAGATATCTGCATTTACTATGGCAATTCCCAAAAACGATGTACACGACTGGCTCGACAGGAAGGTGATATTTTTCGGAAACACCTTCCGCACAGTCGGGCATCCACAGCAGGGCATGGATGAGAACATCCCCCTATGCTGGAATAAAAAAGTAAGGGCAGAACTTCTGCTCACTAACGGAAACTGCACCGTCTACGAAAAAGACAGCTTGCAGAGGCACAGCTATAGCGGAGTTCTCATAAGCGACCTCAGAGGACGGCATATACTTAAAACAGGAGAGCAGTCTAAGGGTGAGCTGACAATCTATATCTACGCTGTAAACAGTACAGATCATTATGTGCCAAAGGCAGGAGATATGATCGTTCCGTCTGATTGTTGGTTTGATTTTGATACATCAACGCAGCAGTCGGCTTCTGAAAGTATGGCGGAATTCCGCAGCGAGCACAGGGATTTTGCTGTTATAAAAGACATATCACAGCATTATAACGGCAGGCAGCCTGATATTGAGGTGATCGCATGAGACAGCCGAACAATATTATCATCAGCGCCGCAGGAATGAGGACTATTCTCCGCTGGAACAAAAATTTCGGCGCCTTGCAGACAGCAAGATTCAAAGCAGCTCAGGCATATATCGATAAGGAGTGTGTCAAGCGCATGACTCCTTATGTACCTGTTGCGTTGCCGAAATATCCAAACGCAGGTAAACTCCTCCGCTCGGTGAAGATCGTCTCTCCCGGGCGCATTTATTTCCTTGCGGATCACAGCAGATACAGTTATTATATCCGCTCAAATCACAAGCACGGTGGAAATTCTCAGGCGCAGCGTCTCTGGTTCGAGCCGATGAAACGCCAGTACAAGGGAGCGATACTGAGAGGAGCTGCGGCAATAGCAGGAGGAAGAGCAGGATGAACATAATCGAAGCAGTAAGAGCACGGTTGATGAAGTTCCCGAAGATCAGTGACGTTGTGGGAGAGGTACATATCGATTTCACTGATCCCGAACCCACAAGCTACGGACTTTCGTCAACTGATGATTCGCTGATAAAAGAGGACATTCTGGGCAACCAGCTGAGGCAGCACACGTTTATGCTGTACACCACATACAGCTCCATGAACGACTATGAGCGGCTTTCAAACAGCACCGCACTCACAGAGCTTGGCATCTGGCTTGGACAGCAGAAGAACGTCTCCATTGATGGCGGACGTATAACGAAAATAACAACAGGAAGCGGAATGCTCATTGCAGTTCCGCAGGAAAATGAATTTGACGGTGTACAGTATCAGCTACAGATCATCGCCGAATACACAAAGGAGCAGTAACATGAAGAAGATAGTATTTGACGAAGGCTACAGGACATATCAGGTCGGTGACAGCGACAGAGTTATCAAGATCAGGCTTGATCCTGAAATTTTCAATCGTCTCAATGAAGCCGAAGTCAGGATAAACGAAATAGTTGAAAGGCTGAAAAGCGTTTCCGCTGAAGAGCTGCCTGAGATCAGCACAGAGCTCAAAGATATTATCAATGAGGCATTCGGAACAGATGTCTGCACTCCTGCCTTTGACGGAGCGAATGTTTTCACACTTGTCGGCGAGGATAAGATGCTGTTCCAGTCATTCTTTGAAGCATTTATCCCTGTGCTGAAAGAGGATATCGAGTCCATCAGAAAAAACCGCTCGCAGCCACGTCCGGAAGTTCAGAAGTATCTGAAGCCAAGCGCACCGGCACCTGACCTCAGCAAGCTCACACCTGAGAAACTTGCGCTTATTGAACAGCTTTTGTCATGATAGGCAAGCTTCCGAAAAGTCTTGAAATAGGCGGAAAGGAATACACCATCGACAGCGATTTCCGCACTATGCTGAACATTTATGCGGCTTTCAATGATCCGGAACTGACAGCTGAGGAGCAGTGCCTTATATGCATGAACAACCTGTTCGAGGATTTTGCATCTATCCCGAATGAGCATCTTCAGGAAGCAGTTGATAAGGCGTACTGGTTCGCAGGCGGCGGAGATATCCCCGAGGAAAATATAAGTCCTGTGAAGATCATAGACTGGGAGCAAGATGAGCGTATTATCTTCCCGGCTATCAATAAGACCGCAGGCTTCGAGACCCGTTCAGTGCCGTATATGCACTGGTGGAGCTTCCTCGGGCTTTTCGGTGAGATAGGCGAGGGACTGCTTTCACAGGTGATACATATCCGCCAGAAAAAGGCAAAAGGCAAAAAGCTTGAAAAATGGGAGCAGGAGTTCTGCCGTGACCATAAAGGCATGGTGGATCTGAAACGAAAATACACCAAAGAAGAACTGGCAGAGCAGGAAAAGCTCAAGGCTCTGCTTGATTAGGAGGAATAATCATGAGCGTAAAAGCAGAAAGAAAGTATCTTGCACATTACATCGACGTAAACCATCTCGG